CTCCTCCTCCACTAGCACCTCCTGGTACATTTATTTTATTAATTTCATCTCTTCCTTTATTATAATTTAAATAAACAGCAGCAATACCTGCAGCTCCAGCAATAATTTCTGCTATACCTAATGGTGTTAAAAATCCTGCTTTAGATGCATTTTTATAAGCATTTATACCAATAATAGCAGCAGCAGAAGCAGATTCAATTGCTAAACCAGCTAATGCTAAATCTTTGTTATCACCCGCACTTTGAGATAATAATCTACCTATTTGACCTGCTAATTCAGCATATTTAGATGCTATTTGATAACGATATTCTTTCTCACTTTTTTCAATTTCAGTGATTCTCTTTTCAGATGCTTGTTTATTTTTAGTATATTCATTATCAAGCTTAATTTTTTCAACAGTATTATCTTTTAATAATTTAATTTGTTCGTTATATATTTCTTCTTGTAATGCTAATTTAGATCGTTCACGTGTAATATCTGATTCAAAATCAAAATCTTTTTGAGCTGATAATTCATCTAAATATTCTATTTGACCTTGTAAAACTTCAATATTTCTAAATTGTTCAAATTCTTTTTGCTTATCAGCATATTTTTTCTGTAATTCAAGTAATTCATTATTTTGTTCATCTAAAAATGTTATTTTACGATCTTTATAAGTAGCATCTATATAAGTTAATAAATCATTTGTTTGTTGATCAAACGCAATTTTATCTTGAGCATTTAAACGTTGTGTTGCTCTTTCTTTAGCGAAATTATCTTTTACTGCTTGTTCAGCTGCCTCAAATTGATCTAATTTTAATTCCTGTAAACTATCTTGAATTTGTTTTTCAGTTTCTAAATTTAATGTTCCTTCAAGTTCAGCAGTTTTTAATTGTCTTTTAAGATCTCTTTCTGTAAATTCATCAGCTCGTTTTATTTGTTCATCATATGTTTTTAAAACAAATTCTTGTTCGATCTTATTGTATTTATCATTTATAGCTTTACGTTCTTTTAAATAACGTTCAGTTTCTGTAACAATACCTTTACCACCAGTTATGCGTAACTGAATTAAATTATCTTCATGTTTTTTAGCTGCTTGTTCTAATTCAGCATCACGTTGAGACATTAATGCTAAACGAGCTTGGAATATAATTTCTTCTGATTTTTTTAATTCAGCAGCATATTTTTCTCGTCTTGCTTTAGCTTCAGCTTCTAATTTTTCTGCAGCAGCTTCTGCTGCTTTTCTTGCGTCTTCAGCAGATTTAGCAAAATCTTTATTACCTGATGATGCTTCTGCAATTTTTTGTTTAGATATACCTATTTTCTCAGCAACAAATGCAAATCCTTGTCCTACTTTTTCTAATACAAATGCTAAGCCCTCAAATAATGGTAAAGCTACAGCTTCAATAGTTGCTAGTATTGGTCCTAATATTTTACTAAATGCAGTAGATATTCTATTTAATGTAGCTTGTCCTTCAGCAGTTGATTCTAATGATTTTTTCATTGCAACTAATGCACCTACAATTAATGTTATTGTAAGTAATACAGGATTAGTTGCTAATATTTTTAAGGTATCATTAAAGCTCTTAAATGCTTGACCAGCTTGTCCTGCAACGCCTGGTAATGCAGCTAATCTATCATCTAATTGACCTGCTCTAAACGCAGCAATATCAGCTGTATCATTTAATTCATCTAATTTTTTACGTAATGCTTCAAATTCAGCTGTATTAGTTTGACCTTGTGCCTCTAATGCTTGTAAAGCAACAGTCGTTTCACGAATTTGAGTACGTAAGTTCTTAAATTCTCCAGCAGCTTCGTCTGCATTTGTGTTTACTGGTAAATCGATTTCTTCAGTTACTGTTGCCATTATAAATAAATTTTCTTAATTGCGTCTTTTATATTAGAAGGATACTTATTTTTACCTTTAGCTATTTTTAAAGCCCAGGTTAAATCCTTATTTGGTATTTTACTTAATTGATTCAAAAACTCAAAATTAATTGTTTGCATATTATTTTTATTTTATTAACAGTTACCGCTATCAATTACAACACCACTATTATTTATTTGAACATAATTATTTGATGCTGCATTTTGATAATAGAAATTGCTACCAACAACTGGATTTGAAAGACCAGTATTAGTATAGAATGTTGAGTTACTTAAGAATGTAGGCGAACTACCATAAACAGTAGTTGAACTACTTTCATCACCACAGGCTCCAGCTGAACTTCCATAACCAGTTGATATATCAAAAGCATAATAAACTGGTGTTGGTGAAGGAGTTGGACTAGCTGTTGGTGTAGCTGTTGGAGATGCTGTTGGAGTAGGAGTTGGTGTTGGTGTTGGTGAAGCTGTTGGTGTTGCAGTTGGAGTTGGAGTTGGTCCTGTTGGTGTAGGTGTTGGTGATGCAGTTGGTGTTGGTGTTGGCGATGCAGTAGGAGTTGGAGTAGGTGATGCTGTTGGAGTAGCTGTTGGAGTAGGAGTTGGTGATGGTGCTGGAGCTGAACCTGTTACTGTATAAATAACTTCATTAGAACAAAACGAACCAGAACTTATTAATTTAAATGCTAAATAAGATATTGAACCTGAAGGAATATATACATCAGCTGTACTACCAGAATAAGGTAAGTATGCTGGTGAGCCTGTAGGTACAGTATTATATACAGAAGCTGTAGTATACTGAACGGTATAATAAGGTCCTGCTAGATCTACTGAATTTAATGTTATTTTATATTGTAAATTACTCATTTTTTATTTTTTAAGGACAGTTACAAAATGATCTAGATCCACTTGAAGTTAATAAATCTACTGAAGCTGTTGCTGATAAAGCACCCGCACCTACATACCATCCTCCTACTACCATAGATTCATCTGTTCTAAGTCCAATAGTTTCCATGGAAGAATAATAAGATGGGCTAGTAAATGTATTGTCTAATGTACCATTTGTATTAAATCTTCTTATAGCATTTTGATCAGCTACTAAAATTTTTCCATTTGATTGTAGTTGTATATCTCTAATCCAAAATGTAACTCCAGAACTTGATACATTTGAATTAAATGATGTATCAGCAGTTCCATCAGAATTTACTCTAAATAAATTAGAAACAGTAGAACCAGAATATGAAGTAGCTCCTACACCTCCTATTAAAATTTTACCATCAGATTGAACAGCTACAGAATATAATCCTGTTCCTGAATATCCTCCTCCAGTATTAAATGATGTATCTAATGTACCATTTGTATTATATCTTGCAATTTTATCAGAACTATAAGAACCTGAACTAAAGGCGGGGGTAAAAGTACTAACAACTATTATTTTACCATCAGATTGTTCAGCTACCCATTTTTGGCTATTTGGTATAGTACCTCCATAAGTTATTGTATTATCAACAGTACCATTAGTATTAATTCTAACTATACCATTATGATTAGATCCAGAATATGTTGTAAATGCACCAACAGATAAATATTTTCCACTAGTTAATTTAATTACATCCCAAGGATATCCTAAAGACCAAGAACCAACAACAAAACTAGTATCTAATGTACCATTTTGATTAACTCTAAACAATTTATCAACAACTGAACCAGAGTATGATGTAATATCTTGACCCCAAATTAAATAATTATCTAAAGATGAATCATATATTGTATCTAAAGCAAGTGTACCATTTGCTCCTCCATTTATATTAAAACTACTAACTATAGATGCACTGCAATCAAATTTAATTATCTTTGCATAATTAGTATCCCCATTATAAGCTTGAAATGCTCCAACAACAAGAGAACTATTATCGGTTGGATTTATAGCTACACCATTAACTCGCCCACCTAAACCTCCTGAACCTGATAATATTCCATAACATGATGATGTTGGAGGAGTTGGTGTTGGAGACGGTGATGGTGTTGGTGATGGTGTTGGTGATGGTGTTGGTGTCGGTGTTGGTGTTGGGGCTGGTGTTACGAATTCTGCTGAAAAATCAAATATACATGGATTATAAATTGGTTCATTAGCTTGAATGGCTGTTAATGTATCAGAAATAATTGGTCCTAATAATTCAATTTCGCATTCGCCAGTTGATAAATTATAATTATTTATTGCTCTTACGTGGTAATAATTACCTCTAAAATCAGCAATATCATTTAATTCAATATTAATATAATCTGCAAATGGTATTATACCGTTTGCTTTTAACATTTTTGATCTAGGATTATATAATAATGATATATAAGTAGCCCAATAATCAGATACTAAATTATTATTTGGAATTACATCATACGCTGATAATTCATTATTAAAAAGCGATGAACTTGAATTGACGTCTGGTAATGAACCAGATGATGCTAAATAATAATCAAAGTAAGGATATGCGGGGTTTGCTTTATTCTGTATTGATGAAGTTGTAGTAAATCCATTAATATAGAATGTAGTACAAGGTACTAAACCATTAAAATATAATAATCTAGGCGATACTGTAGTTGGTTTATATTCCGCATCAGCAATATAACCAGGTACCCAAACATCATAATATGAACCAGATCCAATTGGACCTGAAGAACAAGCATCACCTACTGTTTGAATAGTTACTAAATATTCTAAATCAAAATAACCAGAACTACATACATCAACTGTTCCACCATTACCTGGTACATTTATAGTTGAAAAATCAGAATATGGAGGTGTAATAGAACCTGTAAATCCACAAGGTGTATATCTAATTACCTTATCAAATGTATCATCATTAACTAATGTATATGTTGTACAATCATTTGTTAAGAATGAGCCTGATGTATATGTGTTAGGTATTTTTATTAATGGAGCACCTGCAAATACAGTTTCTACAGTCCAATCTCCACCAGCAAAAAATGATGAACTATAATAGAATTGACTTTCACCAAATCCTTTATTATATACTCTATTATATTGTTGTGAAGCATAATCATTATCATCAGTATCTTTAAATGTTATTTGTTTGTATAGTGATAATGGTGATACTTCTATCTTTTGACTTGTATCAATGTATTGGTTAAAATTTTGTCGTATACCTTTTTTATACCACGTATCAAATGTTTCAACAATCATTTGATTTGCTACAGTATATGATGGGTATATTATTAAATTATATTTTTTCTGTATACCTTTAATAAAATCTATCAAAAAGATTCCATTAGTATTATAAGGCATATTAAATGGTATGTCAACTACACGATTATCTGCAGCTTGTTGTACCTGAGTTATTTTAAATGTTGATGCTTCAGCTGGTGCTACTATTGGATTTAACTGAACATTAAATAAAGCACCAGGATATGTTGGATATGATTTAACATTTATAGTATATGAACCTGATGGTAATACTGGTGTTACAAATGTAACAACATCGTTTCTAACTACTGAGTATGTTGAATAAACATTATATCCACTACCTTGTTGTAATTGTAAGTTATATGATGATAATTTAGTTTCATATTCTACACTACCAGTTTTAAATATTACTGAAAATTGTGGTATTGATAGTGGTGTAAATGAAGCTGAATAACGTAAATTAATTTCTCCTTTTAATGAACTAGAAAAATTATTTTGATACGAACTAGATATAGGAGTAAATGCATTTGTATAATCGTATTCTTCAGCATCTGAAGGAAATAATACTACACTAGCACTTGGTAAATTAACATTATAATAACTAGCATTAGTAGAACCAACAATTAATTTACCTTGACCTAAATCTTCAATATCAATATTAGGAAATTTTACTGTTTTACCTTCCTTATTTAGAATCATATACAATTTATCTAAATGAGGTTCATCCCAAAATGATCCAGTATAAGTGTATCCTAATTTAGTGAATATAGCATCCCATACTTTTTTAACTTTAATAGCGGGTTTAAAATCCTGTACTGCTAAAGAACCAGATGGTTCATCTATACCTAAATTTATATTTGCTGAATAGTACATTTTTTGACCATACTCAGCTAATGGATAAACTATACTACCTGAAAATAATCCGTTCGACCAACTAGAAGTAATTGCTGTTAGTGAAGCTGTATGGTTATATATTGATAATGAATCCAGATCATTCAACGTATATAAGCGCGAGTTTACAGCGAAATCTGAAATTGAACCGTATAACGTGACTAAATAAGAATCAACGTATTTACCCTGGTATAGATTAACTCTATCTAACTTAATAAAACCATCAGCAATGAATATACCATCAAAATCTAAACGTGCTTCAATTACTTGATTAGTATTAAAAATATCAGGTGAATAAACTGATATATCATAATATTGTTCAAAGAAATCATTATTTTTCTTTGTTCCAGGTAATGAAATTTGTTGTGTAAATGTACCAGGTAGTTCACCAATATCGGATATTTTAAGTATATTATTATTAACTTTAATATCTTCATCCTGAAATGTATCCAAAACTACTTGAGCTGAACCCGTTCCTGCAATTAATCTACCTTTGTAACTTAATGTTGACGATATTGCCATTATAAAATTAACTTATAATTATTTTTTCTAAATTGGAATGTATACTGGATTAGTTTATTTACTACTCCGGTTTTAAACTGTAAGCTATTAGATATAATTTCTAATGGTGTGTATAATCCATTACCTGATGGTAAACTAGAATTATATAAATAAATTTCATCAGATACCATTAATTGCTCAATTATATTATTGTAATTATCAGACAAATATTCTGTATTTAAAGTTAATACTTCAATAGCATCTGATATATATTTTTGGTTTTGAACTTGTTTATTATTATAAGTAAATGATGTAGCATTCCAGTCACCTAACTGTGGTCTGAATGATTTAGAATCACTATTAACTGTTGTTGTAGAAACTAAATTCATATTAATCCATTCTTTATCACCGTATTTGTTTTTAAATAATATACGTTGAGATGGATATTTTGTTGGGCAATCAACTACAAAATTTAATGTTAAACTACCACTCGATATTTTATAAGAAGCTAAATTAGTAGTTGTTAATGGAAACGATGATTGTGATGGAAAAGCATTTAAATTACTTACTTGAGCTGATGATGATATAGAATTAGTTATTACAACTGATGCTGTTGATGTTGTTCCGTTTACGTATGTCCCTGTAAATGTAAATGATTGTGTTGCTGGTGCTAATTGACCTCTATATACTCCTATTTGACCTTTATCTGTTATTAATGTACTTTGAGTTACTGAAATAGCATCAGTTAAAAGTGGATATGGTGCATACAAAGGCAAAGCACCTGGCATAGAATTTAATTGTAAATTTAACGGCGCATTAAAATTATTAATTGGATTAGTATAATATCCGTCATATGATTGAAAATTTCCTCCAAAAGCGCCTGTTACTGCAGCTAAATTTGAACCTGAAACTACTACTGAACCACTATTATAAACATAGTTAAAATTAACTTTGTAATATATAAATGCATTGGATACTTGAACAGATGCTGGAAAGGTACCAATAATGAATCGAGATATATCAAATATACCTGAACCAGATGCATTAGGATATTTTCTTAATGTATAGTTTGGTGTAGATCCTGAATTATTTGGTGTTCCTGTCCAGGAATATATGTCAGCTGTGTATTGAAATGCAGAAGCTGTATACACCGATGTAGTATCTCGTACTGAAAATACTATTGGTGATTGCCCAGGCATTATATCTCCTGGTTGTTGTGTAAATGCTAAGGCCATTATTTATAAAATTCGTATACAGTATTATAACACATTATATAATTTTTATAGTATGTACAAAAAAAGCGCATTACCCACAACGATATTACATTATTATCCTTTATATACTATATTTATGGAATGTAAATTGTAATCGCGAGGTAATGCGCTTATTTCGATTTTTTAAAATCCATAACTACAGTTTTAGCTATTTCTTTAGCTAATTGTTTTGATAATCCTACTTTACTTTGTTTGATTGCTGCTTTCATAAATGGAGTAGGTCTAATACCTTTTTCTCCAATTGATCGAGCTATAATAAATGCTAATGAACGTTTTGATACTCCTTTATCTGGAGTGATTCCACGTTGTTCAATCCACTGTAGTATTGGTTTAGTTGGTGGTTGTCTATCTCCTGGTCGTCTTCCTGATTCAACATATACACCGTATTGTAAATAGAAAAAACGTATATTTCCTTTTGGTGTTATATTAAAACGAATCGAATCGCGTAATGCACCTGTATTTATTTTTCCGAAGCGTAATAAATTTGCTTTTGCTGTATTAACTACTTTAATACACCATTGTTGCTTTAATCTATATAATGCTTGCGATATTGCCATTATGGATTAACCGTTGAGTTGATAGCGCAAATGTTTCCATCATACGGTACTTCAACATCAAATATGGCTACCCATCCAGCTAATAAATTTGAAAAACGATCTTCAAATGGAGTTAAAATAGCATCACCTAATATTTCATAATTGAAAGCATCTGGATTTCTGCGTAAATAAGATATAATATCAGCTAATGATAAAAGCGTATCATTATGCACGTCTACTATGTTTGACACGCCCTTATAATCTTTAAATAGGTTGTTGCCTGTACCCGTAGATCTACCGTTTATTTCGTTAACTCTATCAGCCATCAGTAATGACAAATTATAAGTCATTTTACTTTCTGAAACAGTAATATTATTTACAATTAGATTACACAATGGAAATAATGTGCCTTTTAAATCATCAATAGTGAATATATCTTCTAATGAAAATGATTCAACACGTGGATGATCCTCACATAATGTATTTATATACGCTGTAAATTCGTAATAATTCATTTATTTTCTTTTTTAGAAACGTATACTTTAAGCTTAATTATATTCGATTGCTTAGGAGTATATGCTTTAGGCTTATTTGATTTTTTTACAATACCCATCCTCTATTATATTGTTGTCCTTTATTTGGATAAACATTATCTGAATATCCATTAGTAGCAGTGTACTGTGGATATAAAGCATTTTGTGCAACTAGATATGATACCAATCGTTCAGCATAAAATGATGCTGTTTGTAATTCTTTCTGTAATAAAAAGTCTAAATCATTTTTAGTTGATGGTGAACCTTGTTCTGAATTATTATTTCTAACTACTGATCCATTAGCAAATGTATAAGCCATATATGGTAATGCTTCAACCATTGAATAGTGTACTAACGTATCTGTAATATAATCATCTAATAATGTTTGATATACACCAGTAACTGTACCTGCAGCGATTTGAGCTTGTAAATACTCATATAAAACAGTACCTAATAAAATTAGCATGTTTTTATCTTGTGCTATTTTAATAAATGGTACGATCTTATCAGGATCAATATTTGCACCAAGTGGTGTACGTTTAACTATATCGTTACGAGAACAAAAAAGTATATTCTTAGACATTTGTATCTGGGTTTGTATTAGGATTATCTACTAGATCACTAACATTAGAATCATTCATTGCTTGATCTTCTATCATATCGTCTGCAGCATAAGTTGAACCTGTTTGTTCTACCATATCTGCTTTGATAGTAAATGGTATTAATGGTTCAATAAACATTGCGTCTAAATCTTCTTGACTGAAACCATTATAATATAATAATTCTTTTAATGCTTTGATAAAATCACGTTGCATTGGTTGAATAACCATTGTATTGAATATATCATAAGATGTTTTTAATTCTTCAGAATTTGATGAAAAACCAGATGCATCTTTAATACCTAACAATAAAGGTGATGTTAATTTATGAGCAAGCATAATTTTCTGCATTGCTTCTTCAGATAAGAAACGATATTGCTCATGCAAGTTTTCGGATCTAATGGTTTCAATTGATGTCTTTTGATCTGCGTTTTCATTAAAAGACAAAATAAACTTACCAGCATTTGTTGTTCCTGAGTATTTCTCTTTAATTGCTGCTTCAACCATATATTGTTCTTCTTCTGCAGGCACGCCTGAATTAAAATTAATAATAGTTGATGGCAAGAAATTATTTAAGATGTTGTTGATGTGTAAATTAGCAATTTCTTCTTCTACAGCACAATATTGGATTGCAGAATAATAATCAGGTATTCCATAATAGAACTTACCCGGAGATACGCGTTTAAAATAAAGTACTTGACAGTTGTTGGCATATTCTTTTTGTCCAAATGATGGAATATATGATGGTTTAATACGAGCATTTTCCCAATCAGATGAATAATAATAACCTTCAATTACACCATCTTCATTACACTTACCTGCTCTTAATGTATTAACTGGTAAGTGATAAAATGCTTTAATTCGTTTGCCTGCAAATTCAACTGATATAGATGCATTACCGAATAATTTATAATCAAATAATATTTTCTGTAATTCGTCTTCTGTAGTTAATTTATAGAATTCGTCTTGAACGATTGGTTTATCTTTAAATTTAACTCCTTTACCGTTTAATAGATTAACAATACCGTCCATTACAGCATTGTTAGTTTGTGATGTTTCGTAACGTTTTATTAGAGTATCAAAGAAATCGTTCTGGTAGTCAATACCGTAGTTAACCCATTCCTTTTTAGCTAATGAAGATTCAGATATAACAGGTAATGTATAACCACCTGATAATGCTACTACTCTAATATTATTTTTATGTTTTTCCATTTTTAGAAAA